GTTTCAGTTCTTGTTTTAATTGGAGGCCATAGTTGGTAAGCGACAGGCTGAATATACTCAACAAGTGCTTGGTCAGTTCTAAGGTCTGAGATATCAACAGAGGCGCCAAGAGAAGAAGGTAGTTGAATTAAATAAGTTCTTCCGCCTTCAAAAGATTCCTCAAAGAGATAGTTGTAGTTCAAAGGAGAAACATCAGGGTCGTCTGTTACTGGAACTTGGACACTAAAAGAACCGCCTGCTAAATCTGTTGTAAGAACTGTCGGGATAATAATTCTATCTGCGGCGGCATCGATAAGAACTTGGGAAGGATAAATCTTTACCTGTCCAAGTATTGCTTCACCTTGGAAATCTAGATACTGTCCAGTTAAAGTTATGAGAGTTATATTGCCCGGTAATGCCATTTAGAACGCCCTTGAAGGATAGAGAATTCCGTTATCTCCAATGTTACCAATAGAGGTTATGTAAGAATTAACTAATGTTCTAGCGTTATTTGAGTTCGTAATAGCAGTTGAAAGACCCGATTGTAATGTTGCTAGGAAAGTTTCTACTGCGGCGGCTTTGCCTTCTACGACAGTTAAACGATTTGAGTATGAAGTGAATTCAGCACCATCAATATAGAGTGCGCCAGTTCCATCGTTTGCTACGGCTGGAGAAACATCTGCAAGGTCCACAGTTGCAACTGCGGCTGGCAGAAGAATATCAAATGAGCGACCACCAACAAATGCTTCTTCTACAAAGTAAGTGAAATCTACTGGAGAGGCATCAGGGTCGTCTGTTGCTACAAGTTGCTGAGAAAAGGCTCCGTTAGCATCTAGCGTTACAACGATTGTACTGTTCACAAGAATTACATTTGAAGTAACATTTCTTAAAACGGCTCGCGGAGTGAACTTAACTTGTCCAGCAATAGCAACACCACTAATGTCGATGTATGTTCCTGTAACTGTTACAAGAGATAAGTTGCCCGGAATTGCCATTTGTTATTCCTTATGCGCTTGTTCGTAGAACATTAACTACTTGTGTGCCTGTTGTAACAATTCCATACAACGCCTCGCCTGAAGCAAGAGCAATATCAAAATGTTCGTCAGGGTCAATTAAGTGTCCATAAGAAGTAGTTGTAACTCCTGCACCACCGATATAAACTTCAGTTGAACCGCCTTTAGCAGATTGAATCATTACATTAATGCCATCGCGGTCTGTTCCTGCTTGTGCTAAAAGAGTCGCTGTTGTTCCTACTGTTACTCGTCCGTGTAGAACGGCCATTGTTATCTCCTTATACTAGAAAGGGCGACTATTTCTAGCCGCCCTCCTAGTTTATTCTGTGTCTGAGTCTTTTAAGACCTTAGACTTGGTTTCTTTTTTAATTTCTTCTTCATAAACAAAAGTAATGTAGCGTGAGCCTTCAAGTGATTTAGCATTACGCCATCCACTTACATCGACAATTGTTCCTGTTAGCAGTTCTTTACCGTCCACGGTAAGCGTCTTGAGGATTTTTGCTTTCATCTTACGCCGTTGTATCAATCCAGCAGTATGAGAAGGTTGCTGACGCTTGGTCAATACTTCCTGCTGTTGGGTTGTAGAGATAGATGGTTACTGTATCTGCTGCTGTTACTGCCGCTCCTGCGAAGATTAAATCATCGTTAAGAGTTGAAGGTGGATTTACAATAATGATGTCTGTTGTAGCCGCACCAGTTAGTGTAAAGGTTGTCGCACCTCTTGTTGTTGCTCCTAATGAAGCAGGGTCGATTGCTACTGTGCCGAACTCAATACCGTAAACAGTATCGTTGTCGCCAATTTGTAGTGCGCCGACTGCCGCTTCACCGCGAGTAAGTCTATTTACCTGTGCCATTTATTTTCCTTTTCTAAGAAAAGAAGGGAGAGCCATTTATGACTCCCCCCTCTTTATTGACTTAATTAAGCGACGATTGTATTCCAGAAGTAACCGAGGTCTGAACCGATTACCTTGTTGTCGAAAGCCATTTCAGCCTCAACGCGAGTCGCCTTGATTGACTCCATACGGAATGATGAAGTTCCGATGTTTGCACCAAGACCACCTGATACGCCAGTCCAGTTGAATGTGTATCCAGCAGAAGGAGTTAGAACTCCAGGATTTGTAGCAACATGGCAAAGAAGAGCCTTCTTACCGAATGCAAAGTCATACGCACCAGAAGCACCTTCATTGTTTGTTGCCTTTACTGCCTTAGCAACCATAACACGAGGAATGTCGAACATTGCTGCCAACATATCGGTTGTGATTGTTTGTGAAGATGTGTACTTGATACGGTCAACTAGGTCAGGGTGATTCTTCAACTGACGGAAGGTCTCGTAACCAAGAACAAGAGTATTCGCCTCTTGTCCAGTTGCAGAAAGAATATCTTGCTTTCCTTCTTCAATGTCATTAATTGGGTCTGAAGATGAGTAATCAGACCACTGCTTTGTTTGACCTGAAGATGGAGCACCTGAAACGCCAGTTACATCTGTTCCCCATACACCTGTGGTGAAGAAGTCAGATACGAACTGTAGTTCCTTGCGAAGTAGCAAGCGGTGTGTTACAAACTCTGAAGCCTCACGAAGTGGATTCAATGGTGCATCTGAGTTAGCAAGTGTCTGGTCGCCTACATCCTTATGGAATGCCCATACATCAGCATTGTAGGTGCCAGTTGTTAGGTTGTAACCACTACCAGCAGATTCTGTCGCATCGGCGCGGCGTTGTGCCTCATCGCGGAACCAGTCGTTCTTTGTGTAAACAAAGTACTTATCTGATTTCTTATCGACAGGAATTACTGGGAAAACTTTATCGGCGATAAAGTTCTCTTGGCGTTGCATGTAAGCAACGGAGATGTTTGTGAGAATCGCATCAATATGCGAATCGGTTAATGTTGGCTGTGGCATTTGTTAGTCCCCCTTATGCCGCTCTGCCCGGATTAGCGCAATTAACAACTGCACTAACGATGTCGCCATCGGCACCAGACTCGGTTAATAGTGTTCCTACGACATATTTTGTTGTGTCGGTTCCAGCAACTAAAGCAACTGCCTTACCTGTTGAACTTGTTCCAACTAATGCGCCTTCACCGATAGCGGCTCCAGCGACAATCTTTGTACCACCAACGATAGTTACAGAAGCCTCTGCACCTGAAGTTGGATTGTTTTGTAGTACTCCGATTGGAATGTCAGTTGCGGCGGCGGCGGCAATTACTTCTCCGCTTGCGTTCAACTTAACAAATGTGTATTGCTTTGTTGATAAATCCGCACCAGCAACGAAGGTTGCTCTTACGGAATAGTTATTGATTTCGTATGCCATTTTTACTTAGCACCCTTCTCGGTGAGGTATTGCTTATAAAGGTCTGTGTTAGCAAGAGCAACATCAGCCATAGCGGTTTCCATAGTTGGAGCAACGCCTGACTCAACTGCGGCCTTTGCTAAAGCAGTTAGACGGTCATAAGCATCTGTGGCAGATGAATCGACTGACTTACCAATTTCAGCAAACAGGTTTGAGGTTTTTGCTTGAGTATTGACCGCATCAAGAATGCTTTCAATTCCCTTTGTTAGTTCTTCGTCAATCTGTGATAGACGACGAAGTGCTGGACCAACTTTTTCCGCATCCAACGGAAGGTTGTTCCAATTCTTTGCTTTAGCGATAGCATCTGAATCTGCTCGCTCATCGCGTTCCTTTTGTAGAAGTGCAACTGCTTCATCAGCACGAGCCTTCTCAACAGCAACTGCTTTTTCAACTGCTTCTAATTCTGCAGACTTAGCCATAGGCTTTTTCATTTTCTTTTGAGCCTCTGCTTCATCTTCCATTTTCTTCATACGCTTTTTGTAATCTTCATCTGACTCGTCATCTTCTTGCATAAAAGGATTCTTTCCTTTTGCTTTAACAAGTTCTGCTTCGAGTTCAGCGATACGAGCGTCTTTGTCTTCTGCTGGTGACTCAGTTGCTGGTGCTTCGGCTACTACGGCCTCTGCAACAACTGCATCCTCAGTTACAACTGTGCTTTCATCGGACACTGAGTCCTCCTTTGTGATTGGTGTTTCAGTAAGTGAGTCGATTACCGCTTCGATTTCTTCAGCGTTAGCAGATTTCATTACAAGCCAACCTTCAGAAAGGTGTGCTGGATGGTCCACTCCGCTCGTTTCATCAACAGCAAGGCGTACCATTTTCTTTGCCTTAGCCATTTATCCTCCTTGACTGTTGGGGTATAACATTTGCATAATTCAATACGCAAACCC